TCGCCTTATCCAATGTTTGTTTAATGTCCTGCGCCTTAGCGTCCGGCTGTTGTTTTACAGCAGGCGAAGCCTGTTGCGGTGCGGTAGCACCCGCCGGTGGAAATTTAGTGTCCAAGAAGTCGATCAGCATGTCAAGGGTAGGCATAACACCTTTGGTCTTAACGTCCGTTTTAAATTCTCTATTAATGCTATTCATAAAATCGCCGATCGCTCTCTTGTTATCAGCGGTATCACGACCCACCTTACTAAATGGGTTCAGTCCTTTTAGAGTATCAGCGGCTTTCGAAGCAATACCATATGGTGCTTCTTGCACGTCTGTTTCAATTGATAATTCGTTAATATGCATAGTAATCTTATTTAGTATGATTAGTGAATGAACTACGTTCATTCGTGTTTTCGCTATCGCTCAAACACTTTTATTTCTTGAATATATTTAAGCAATATAAATTACGAAGTAATTTTTTAGCATCATGTAGATTGTTTCAGTCAGACGGAACCTGTTAAAGGGTTCCATCTAATCTTGAACATCATGTGAGTTCGTCACAGCCAAGACTGGAAGTAGGTATTTTGTTTATACACCTGTTTGTGGGGCTCCGGCCTATCCCCTACCTACACCGACATCACGTAAAAATCTGCTAAAAACCGCTTTTCGCTATCGCGAACCGCTTCGCGGGTTCCTACGCTACCTCCCGCTTCGTTCCGTTGCGAGGAGTTTTTTCAAACCTAGTGTTTTCGATTGACAGCATTCAATCTACGCTAACCGGTAGGCCCAATTCTTTTGATGGCTTAACTCCCAGTGGGGGTTGATTAACGTGTACGAGTGTCCTTCTCAGGGGACCCTTTCTCAGCGGTATTTACAAACTGGCCCGCCAACCTTGTGTGCTGTTATTTTTTGCCTAAAGTTTCTAGTGCTTCTTTGAGAATTTTTGAACTGCCTACTCTAACATTAATAATTCCGTTGTAATACTCATCCGTCTCTAATACTCTGCGTTCAAATTGTTCTCTAGCCTCGAGGTAACTCATCAAGCCTCTGCTGTTACAAATGTAAAGAATTTCGCGTGTGAAGTTTTCTGGGCCTAGTTTTTGTACATCTTCGTTCAAATGATCGTTGGAACCCCAATAGTCTTTCCAATCTGATTCCACTTTTGAACGTCTTTTGTTTTTCTTGCCTTTAAGAGGTGGGCGTGTTTTTTTGAATTTTGCTAGTTTTTTGCCTACGTACTTGCGATTGTTGGTAGTGTTTGTTATCAGGTACACAAATCCTTCGCAATCTTGCGGAAGTTCTTGTACTATTTTGCCCTGATAAGTCCACTCCATGCAGATACTTACCTGTGCCTAATTTTCAGTGTCTTGATTCTGATTTGCCTTCTTTTTTGCCTTAAGATCTTTGCGTTTGTCTTGAACTTCGTAGCGTCTTTGTGTGCAAAGACGTCTAATATCACTGAGAATTGAACGTACCTTGCGTCCGTTTTCATCAAAGCCTTTGGCTTCCCAACGTTCATTCATGTTATAGTAATCCATAATTGCTTGGACTAAAAGTTCATGTGTTGTTGGTTTAGACATTGTTGCTTAACTCCGTGTCTGTTTCATACGAAGTAAATCCGTTTTCCTTGATTACTTTTAGAATATTGTTGACCCTAGAACTTAATTCGTCTTTGTGCGAAATAAGATATATATTTTTTGAACGTTCACGTGCCATCTTTTTAAGAATAGCAATAGAACTTTCAACACCTGCGGTATCCATACCACTATCAATAAGTTCGTCAATAAACAATAGGTTGATATTTTGATAAAGGTTTTCCCACACATCACGAAATGCCCAACTTAAACTTAAAATGAGTCTATTTCGTTCACCTCTACTGAGGTTATCAAAGTCTAAGTCACGTCCTAGTTCTGTAATTTCTACCGATAAATCGTTCTGAAACTTAACTTGATGCGGTAACCCTGTTCTATCTAGATAATACTGCAAACGTTTGTTCAACACAGCCAAGTTTTGATCAATAATACGTTTACGTATAAATGAATCCTTGCTTGTTAATAGTTTGTACAAGAAATCCATGTGGTTTTTCATTTCAGTAAATCGATTCATTGTGTCCCAACTTACTTCTTTAATTGCAGTTTCGTTTAGTTCTTTAATCTGCTCTGTGTATGGATTGTTCTCACCGTCTTTTTCACGTTTGCGTTCTTCTAGACTTGCTAGATTGTTTCTGTGATTGTATGCTTCTTCCGCATTGTCATAAAATGTGTTAGGTTTACCGTTGATATCACCGATATCGTCAATCTTTTTAACAACATCAGAAAGTTGTAATTGTATTCCGTCAAGATATGTTTTGCTTTCATTAACATCGTTTTGTTTTTCAGCCATTAGTGAAGCGTGTGCTTCATCATGTAGATCCTGTCCACAAGTAAAACATTTTTTACTTTGAATATCTTCTAAATCTTTTTGATATTTTTTAAATTCTCGTTCAGCACGTAAAATACTTGACTCTAAACTTGCTTTTTCTTTTTGTAAACTTGTTAGTTCGTTATTAGAACTGGTCCATATTTCTAGATCCTTGTGTGCTTGAATTTCTTTCTCAATATCAACTTGTACCAAACTAGAAATTGCTTTACTTAATCTAGCAATTTCTTCAGACTGGTTAGCGTCCCATGCTTTGCTTTTAATATCTAAATTGTTAATACTTTCTTGTACGGCTTGGTTAGCACTTTCAATACCTTTTATTTTTGCATCTTCTTCTGCAATAGCGTCTCGTACACTTTTCTGTTGTTCTTTTAATTTTTCTGCTTTTTCAGAAAGTATAGTAATACCTAGCAGTTGTTCAATAATTTCTCTTTGATTGTTTGGAGTCATGGCCAAGAAAGGCTCTGTGTATGTGTTTAATGCAACCAAATGCTTAAACATAGTATGACGCATGTTCAATAGTTTTTCAATTTCTTCCTGTGTTTTACGACTATCGCCCTGTGATTCATCAATATCATCAGCAACGGTTTCAACATCTTCAACATAAAACTTAAGAATGTTAGGCTTTCTGCCTCTTTCAATACGATATGTTTTACCGTTAACTTCAAATTCAACGGTTACCAACATGCCTTTGGCATTTGTTTTGTTTACAAGGTTTTCTCTGCGAATCTTTGTTAATGCTTCGCCATATAAGGCATAACTCAATGCATTAATAATTGTAGTTTTACCTGTACCGTTACGTGATCCTGCATCATCTCCGCCTAAATCCATGTTTTCACCAAGAACAAGTGTAAGGTGTGCTTTATCAAAATCAACTGCCTGCGTTGCATTACCAACGCTCATGAAGTTTTTTACCGTTATGGTTTTAATTTTAAACATGAATTATAAGTTCCTGTAAATGTCTAATAAAATATTAGGCCTATATTGTTCACTTTGAATTTTTGTTATTTGATCTGTTACAATTTGATCAACACTTTCAAATTCAATTTCGCCTCTTTCTAGTGTTAGTGCTTCATCAGTATCTTCAGTGTCTGGCAATAAACTAATTTCTCTAATATCATATTGTTTAGAAAAGTTTTCCTTAATAAAATTTGCTTCTTCATAGGAAATATCAATATCAAGCGTAACTCTTAGATATAAATTGTTTGGTTTTAAAATTTTGTCAGTATTATCAAGTAAGTTACTTAATTTTACCGTACGATATTTTGGACAATCCGGCCAATCAATATATTGTGGTTGACCTCCCCATTCTAAAATCATCATTCCACGTTCGTCATCCCATGCATCGGCATAATTGTGAGGAAAAGCGTTACCGATGTAATGTATATTTTTGTTGTTTTGACGCTTATGAAAATGTCCGGTGAATACCAGTTCTTGATTTTTGAAGTCATCTGCTTTTACTTCACCAGTGTCTGGCATCTCAACCATGGCATTCATTTTAAAATGTGGAAGTTCAAAGTGACCAAACATATATCGGCACTTCATTTTGACCACATTTTTCCATTCTTCGCCAACAAGCCACGGAATCAATGCGACATCGTCAATAACCATAGGTTCATTTACAACGGTAACACCCGGTACGTGCTTGCCAAATACTACAGAATGAATTTCTCTTTTATCTTTATAATATAAATCGTGATTACCTGGAAAGAAATAGAAATTGTCAAAAGCATTGCCTAGTTTTTCCAGTGAACGCAAACTAGCATCCATTGTGGTTAAGTTTAACGCACTTCTATTGTGATGCCAATCGCCTGTGAAAATACCTACATCACAGCCGTTTGCTTTTGCTTGTTCAATATACCAATCCACAAATCGTTCACAATCATCATTATGGATTTTAGAATTGCTTTTAAGACCAAAATGAATATCCGTGAATACTGCGGCCTTTTTAAATAAATTTTTAGCCATACTTTTCCTCAATTATTAAAATTATAAGGTCAACCACGTGTGTTTGTCAACCTAATAATCCGCTTTTGGCTTTCTCATTGTTTTATAAAATTCTGCTAACTTCTCTTTATCCTCTTTAAAGACATTTTCATTTTGTCTAGTAAAGGATGGATTCAATCCGTTTTCTTGCAATATATCATCTCGAATGTTTTGATTTTTCTTTTCAATGTTTAGCACACGAGTAAACGAGTTTGTAACAGCCGCTGTGTAGTAAGCAAACGGATTTAAACTTTTGCTTTCGTCAAACTGCAAACCAATCTGTGAAAGTTGTAGCACAGCCTGTGCTCTCATCTCGTCATTGTATGTGTAACCACGCCAGTTTGACCGTGTACCGTAACGATCAGCAAGTTTTAGAAACATTCGTCCTAAATCTTCTGTCATTCGACCATGACTAACAGAAAACTGCCCGTTATGTACTCCGCCTTTCCAATGACTTTTACCAACACAAATTAAATTGTCGTTTTCGTCATATTTCCAATGTTGAAATGGAGGAAAGTTGCATTTTGCGTGTTTATCTGCTGTTGTTTTGGTCTTGCGTTTACGACCTGGTTCTTCAGGAACATGATCAAATGTCATAATTCTAAAAACTAAGTCTGTTTTTTCAATCTTTTTCCAATCAGGCGTTACTTCTGCTAGTTTTACTTTTTGTTTGTTTTCTTTTGCTAGTGCGTATGCTTCCTTACCAATGCGGTCTGCTTGATTACGCTTGGCTTGTGCTAGTGTAAGCCTGTTTACTTTGTCTAAACTTGCTAGGATAATATCGTATTGAGCGTACTTTTCATCCTGAAAAGAGGAAAACGTGTTCTTGCTTTTCCAAATTTCATGCAACAAGTCTTTATTCGTTAAATATTTCTGTCTAATCATTATAATTTCTCCGGATATAAGTACTATTATAAACTACGCAGTTAATAAATGCAATAAATAATTGTAACAAAAGGAACCAAAAAGACATGGCTGAATTTATGCAAACTATATCATCGTTCGGAACTTCCGCGTTCAGAAAAGGACAGGAGTTGGGTTCCAATTTCGTTTCTGATGCCGGTGCAATCACAGACAGAATTGTGGGAGGATTGGGCGAAGCATCGGGCATTACACAAAACCAAGGAGCAATGGAAGGTCTTGCAAAACTAGGTGAAATCA